TGCACGAGCATTGTTATCTGGTGCTTCTGAGAATGTGACTTTTCCTTGTCCAGCAGAAGTAGACACTGTATATGAATATTCTGGTTCTTGGACGATACCATCCAACACAATCAATAACTGTGTGGCAGATGATACAGGGTAATCTAGGTTATAAGTCGTAGTTGACCCATCACCTGTAAGAACCTGTCTGTTGAATACTCCATATGCTGGAGATGCACCTATGTATGCCATTTAGTATCTACCTTTAATCTTTTCCATAAACATATTTATTAGTATTTCACGATGACAATACCAGAGCCGCCAGTTCCACCGCCTGGATATGGGCCAACTTGGTTAGGGCCATTGTGTGCAGCACCACCACCACCGCCACGGTTTGCAGTCGCAATAGTAATTGGATAATTATTTCTAGTGGCACGACCACCACCACCTTGTGCAGCAGATTGAGGTTCATCGCCCGGGCTGTTAGAGTGTCCCGCACCAGAACCACCTCCAGCATAGTATACTTGTGAACCAGAGATGTCGTATTGTTTACCGATACCACCTTGAGCCCAATTATTATTTGGGTTTTGGTTTCCGTTTGATCCAACAGCTCCAGCGCCACCACCGCCACCACCAGTGTTACCACCAGAGTATGGAGATGGGCCACCCTTACCGCCTGGATTTCCAAATCCATATTGTGATTGTCCTGATTCGCCTGGTTGTTGTGGTTGAATTCCTGTTCCCTCAGTTCCACCGCCAGGTTCGTTAAATCCGGCACCGCCACCTGAACCGCCTGGATCTCCGGCACTCTCTGAGAATGAACCATAACCGCCACCTTTAGCAGTTAGTGTTCCAAATGTAGAATCTTGTCCTTGAGGTGTTGGGCCATTGTCACCAAACTGTCCTTGTCCACCAGAACCAACTGAATAAGAAATTGAACCTTGAGGAGTTACAGGGAATGCTGGACGATAGATAAGTCCACCGGCACCACCGCCGCCTGCACGACCACCACCACCACCACCGGCAACGACTAGAACATCAACCGCAGTCAATCCAGTTGGAACACTGAATGAACCAGAAGATGATGTGTAAGATGTAATTACTGGTGCTTTAACTGTTAATGCAAATGCACGAGTATATGTGTCATCAGTTCCTTCAGATTCATCTGAAACTGTTGCAGTAACAGTAAAGTTGGAAACTGTATCAGAACCAACTGCACTGATACCAGTTACCGAACCAGTTGAGGAACTAATAGAACCACCAGTAGGAAGTGAACCAGAAGTAACGGCATAAGAAATTGTTACATCAGATTCTCCACCACCGCCAGATAGTGAACCACCAGCGGCAAAACCAGAACTTCTTGCAGAATCATAAAGTGTAGAGGTTGCAGAATTGGTAAATGAGAATGTTCCATCAGAAATTTCTAATATATCTTCTAAAGTTGATGAAAGACCAGATGTATTTGTTACCTTAACATCAAACTTATCGTTTTCATTATCTACCATTGCTTGAGTCGTATCAAAAGTAACAGAAGAAGAATTCACATATGTAACCGAATCTGGTGTCAATTCCGTCCCATCGGTATCAATCAATTTAACATTTGCACCAGATTGAAAGTTTGATCCAGTAATAGTAATAGTTGTTCCAGATGCAGTGAAATTTTCTGGAGAAATAGATGTTATTGCTGGAGGAGAGTCGATTGCTTTCCAGATAGTTCCATCATAATACTCTGCAAGGTTCAATGTAGAATTATAACGAATCATACCACTCGCAGCAGTAGGACGCTGTGCAGTTGTTCCGTTAGGTAAATCGAAATAACCTGTCGAAGTATTGTCTTTATCTGAAACGAATGATGGGTTTACATTATCAAGAACTGCTTCTTTAACATCATCAGTTCCACCAAATAGTTCACCAAGTTTTTTTGAATTACTAGCCATTATAGTTGATACCTTACCACAATTTCAGATGAGTTAGATGGAGCAAATGTCACCGTAATCACACCTGTTGATGTATTGATTGTATAGTCCGTAGTTGGTTTGAGTGCAACACCATTATAGAATATAAATGCGTTGTTGGTAGAAACACCAGAAGTATTCAGTGTGAAGGTTGTTGTTGAACCGTCACCAGTGAAGTTATCTAGTTGCCACTCTGGAGCTCTTCTCTTAACACCACGAACACCCAAGTGTCTCGCCTCGATTTCCATTGCACTATCTGGAGCAGATGTGAATGTCAAAGTCGAACCTGAGACTGTATAGTTTGCAGAAGCGCCTGGCTTCTGAATAATACCGTCAATAGAAACCATTAGAGCAGATGCACTAAAAGGAGTCTCTGACAGTGTAAAATCTGTTGTCGAACCATCACCAGTGAATGAATCCACTGTGTATGATTTCATGTCGTTTGTAAGTTCTGTTTGTCCTACAGTTCCAGCAGGAGGTTTCATACTGTAATCGCCAGCACCTCTATGAATACAATAGATGACTGCTGATGAATCTGGTGTTTCTGAAAACTTTAGAATTCTAGGTTGCGAAGAACTATTCTCATGAATAGTATAAGCAGTGTCAGGTTCTTGAACCACATTGTCCAACACCACCATAATGTTTTCAGTGTTAGAACCAGATACACTCACACTCAACTCAACAGCGTCAGTGTGTGTTGTTGAACCAACTGTTATACTACCGAAGTCTGAACCAGTAAAATCTTCCTTTGGAAAGGAGGCCGAGATTTCATTGATAAAAGGAACACCAATATATGAATCCATTAGTCTCTACCCCTTACGATACATCTTCTAGAATTGAACAAATAACATCAACATCTGATGCTGATGCATATACCCGAACTTCATCGTCACCGTTCAACACGAGTTTCTGACCTGATACAATCTTCAACGCACCACCAGCAGGGATAGGTGCATCTTTAACCACATGGTATGAGGTTGTTGCAGAGTTGTCATAAATCTGAACTGTTGCTGTGATTGCAGACGAGCCCGTATTTGCGACATCAAGTTCGATCAGAATTGAGTTGACGGCAGAACCATTGTTCGCAGTGTATACTGTAGTGGGAGAACCACTAGAAGTCGATACACTAGTTGCGAATGCGTTTTTAAAATTGTTTGCCATTCTGATTTATTCCTTTGTTATACCTTTATTTATAATGATTAACCAAGTGCAACACCGATTGCAATACTAAAACCTTGTGTTGCAATGATACCATCTGTTGCCCCGATTTGTAAAGTAGTAGAACCATCAGTGATGTCACCACTCACATTAATATCTCCTGTTACAGAGATGCCTGATGTTGTCGAAGCAAGCTTGGTGCTTCCACCATATTGAACCTCTACACCACTTGTAGAGTTCACTTCCAAAACGCCTGTTCCATCGTGATTAATGATAGAGTTAGAACCGTCATGGTAAAGTTGTAAGTCATCATCCGAGCCCATTTTGATGCGTTCATTGTTTACATCAGGCGAGTCCTCGAAGTCGATAACATTAGGGAAAAGAACAGTAGAAATCGCACTTTCTAATTCTTGAACTGCCCCAACAATATCTGTGACTGCATTACCATTGATAGAGGCAGGAAGGTTTCCAATATCACCTACATCAGATGCAAGTTCATTGAATTCTACTCTCCATTCTTCAAAGGTAAAACTAGCTGGTGCGTTACGATCTGCCATTATTTCTTATCCACTAATTGCAATAAAAGACTCTTAATTTCGTGCATTTCACACTTTAGATTATTTATGTCCCTTACTGCATCTCTTAGTTCATCTTTTTGTTGTTGTGCTGCACGAGAGCGTTTTACTGCTGCCTCGTATGCGGCCAAGTTTGTATTTACCACTGCACGAGAGTTTGTGTCTCGTGCTAGGTTTGGATGATCTTTTACTCTTAAATAATCACTCATCTTATGTCGCCAATGCAATTGCTCGTAAGTCTTTGACACGAGGAGGTTCTGCACAGTTTGTTCCTTGCATACGAATCTTGATTGCGAATGCGATAAACTCACTTAGTCCACTCACTGAGTATTCTCTTTCGATGAAGTCATCGTAGTCTACAGAGTTGTTTACTGTTGTGTCTGGTGAACCATCTGTGTTGAAGTATCTCCAACCAATTTCGTCAAAGTCAGATGCGTCATCTGAACGAAGAACTTTATACATCACTTGAATTTCTGCACTGTCAAACTTAACTGCATCTAGGAAAACCTTCAGTGCAGTTGCAGGCGTCTTCATCTGAGCCTTACGAGTGACATAAACAGTTTCGTTTGAATCACCATCTGGTTCAGTTGGTGCAACATAGTCTGCTGTTGGATATACATCCGAAGATGAATCCACATTGTCTAGACGGTTTGCAATCGCAACCACAGTCTTTCTATCCAAGTCAATAACTGGAGATAGGTTTTCTCTATCAGAA